AGCACTGCTTGATACTGAACCACCCGCTGCGCCATGGTAGAACTGTTGGGATCGCTAACAGGAATCACGTCCACCATCATATAGTCAGCTTGACGCGCAGTAACTTCTCCACGTGTAGGTTGGTAGTTGTATTCGGTAGGAGCATACTCTGCCATTATAGCTTTGAGCATCTTAAACTCTTGCTTCATGGCATAATGAACACGAGCCTGTACAGCTGCCATAGGCTTCAACGTGCGCTCTAGAAGCGCTAGTGTTGTACCCACAGGAGCATTAGCAGACATATCAGAGATGTTCATATCACTGATAGCACCAAGTCTACGTCCCTCAGTTGTGATCTGATTCAACAACGCTAGGAGTGTCTGTGATGGCTCTTTGTATGGGAGTGGCATAATGTTGTCACGGATAGACCCTGACGGTACATCAACATCCTTCCATTCTCCCGGTTCAATAGGAGTATCATCACCTTTGATACGTAGGCCGCGAGACTTCAAACCACCGGGCAGGTTAGACAGTGTGCCTGCGTCGACAAGCTGACGAATCAGCGATGTACCTGCTTTAGCGTAACCACCAATGATATGGATTAATCCAAGTCCGTAGAACCCAAATCCCGGCACATACACGTAATGTACGAAGTGCTGGCGTTTAAGCATTAGCTCATCATCAGGGTTCCAGTTACGGCGAATAGACAATACCTCATTAGTGCTACGCTCAATAGTAACTACGTACGGTTTGGCAATGTCGTCTTCATCTTCGTCCACGCCCTCTATAATCAAATCGGCATGAACCTCGTAAACAGCGTAACGATCATCATCGGTGAGAGAGAACCCACCCTCTTCTGCTTTACGTTTCTCAATATCACTGTGGTACGGTTGTGGGTCTCCAAGGTCTACATCTCTGTAAAACCCTGCGGCCTGCAGCTTTTTAATCTCATTCTTTGTGCGGCGCATTACGTGAGTTACACGTTCTGCAGTCTCTATATGACTTGCGCCATAAGGAATTATCACGTCTTCTGCAGGGATATAGATAGCTACCTGACGACCTAGATTAGGGTCAAAGTAGACTTTCTTGAACGCGGACCCAGCTAGCCCAAGACTGTAGAGTAGCCGCTCATGTTCTGGACGGTACTCAACCATAGTCTCGGTCAACTCGTAGTTCATATCAGCTTTGACACGAGCCGCTGCTTCTTCTTTATCTTTAGTCTCTTGGCCTAGAATCTTTGTCTTAACAGGTCCAGCTGCAGGAAACGTCTCAGACATTGTCTCTGCTTGGAACCGGATAGCAGCCTCGGCAAGCACTGTGGAATACACGCCGCAAGCGCCATCCCATGGCTCTGTACGTTCTTCATATTTAAAGCCCAGTACATCCAAACCTTTAACAAACGTATCTGCCCATTCTTTGCGACTCTCAGTATCAGCGTCAATCAACCCAAGCAGATCTTCTGATAGCCCTGCGAGCTGCCCTTCATCAAGCGCTTCAGCTAGGTTGCCATCAAACGGCATAAGGTCTGACTCGTCAGCATCAGGGATAATAGTTATCTCCATGCTACCATCATCAAGAGTAACCATATCAGGATTAACGACTTCAATCTCTAGTTCAGATTCTGGAGATTCTTCGTCTATTCCATCCGGTGCTTTGTATAAGCCTTTTTCTACTGCCATGTTGTTACCTCTTAATAAAATCCGCTACGCCGTTGCTTAAAGTATCGTTGCTCTTCTGGCTCGTCACTAGGTAGTGTGATGAAGCCTCCTTGCCTAAAACGCATGAGCGCCATCACGGTAGAGTCCACTAAGTCATCATGGCTCGCAAACGGAAATCCAGCAATCTCTTCTATTACTTCTTCTGCCCAACGAGTCTGAGGAACCCATACCATACCCGATGCTACAATGTCTGCTACAGAATTAAGACGTGCTAGTTTATCTCCTGAACCTCTGTGTGGTGTATACTCTTGAACAGGTAAACCCATACGCCGCATTTCTTGGTATAGGGCTGTACCTGCGCTCTTCTTCTCTACAATAAATGCATCTGGTTCCCATTCCGCATACTCTTCCATAGCAAGATTTTTAAGTTCTGGAAACTCTAAACGTTGTTTTATGCTGTTTAGTAGTATTATGTGGTACGCGCTTTCTTCTTCATTCATAAACACGCCCCACGTTGTAAGCGCTGTGTAGTCAGCGCGATTGTGGGTTTCTGCGGCTGCGTCTAAAGACATTATAACATACTCGCAGGTAGGGGGTGTGTCGCTAGTCCACTCGTTCCACCAATCACGTTTGATAAGCGCGGCTTCTTCTGCGGTGGGTTGTTGTTGATATTGCGCATTCCACTGAAACGCAGGCATAGATGCCTTGGTACGCAGTAACGCGTTAAGGTCAAAGAACTCAGGCCATAATGGTTTCTGTTCTGGCTTCTTGGTTTTTTTATTTACTACGTCCAATATGGCTGGAAACTCGACCACATCATACTGGTCAGACCGTTCGTTCTGTCCCATGTCCCGCACGACCCGTCCTGTCAGGTCATCCATATGCCATCTGGTCTGGATTATAGCCACACGACCTCCCGGCATTAATCGTGTACGCGCTCCGAAGGTGAACCATTCGTATGCTTTTTCAAAGACTTCAAAATTTCCGTTAATGACATCTTGTTCGGAATGGGGATCGTCAACGAGCAAGAGGTCAGCACCGCGACCAGCAATAGAGGAACCAATACCGCACGCATAATACTCACCTCCTGAATTGGTATTCCAACGTCCGGCAGACTTAGAATCTATTGCTAACTTCACTGTGGGGAATATAGAATTATACTCTTCAGTAGATATCAAGTTACGTACCTTACGTCCAAAGTCTACCGCCAGATCAGTGGTGTGCGACACCATCATAACCTTCTTATTAGGGTTCCTACCCAGAAACCACGCGGGAAAAAATATGGAAACAAGCTGCGATTTACCGTGTCTGGGGGGTATATTGACACAAATACGGTCTTTTTTGCCCTCTGCAATGTCCATGAGCATATTTGCGAGCATCCTATGGTGCTTCCCGACAATATAATCAGGCTGCATACGCTTACAGAACTCAATCAGGTCATTATAGGCCGCTGTATTATTTTTTCTGGTGCTTAATTCGTCAACAAGGCGGTCGATCTCTACAATTTCGTCTGAAGTATACTGATCCAAGCTGCTCAACATCTGTTGAACCTCTTCTTCAGTGAAATCCACCGCTGTTTCAGTCATCGTCAAACTTATCTTCCTCTTTTAATCCAAGTTCAGCGTCAACATCGAAAGTTTCACCATCAATTATGACAGCATCCTGTATATCTTCCTCTGGTGCGTTCAGTTTTTGCAGTTTTTCACGTAATTTAGCCCTCAGATCGTCTGTAGACTGGTGAGTTATGGTAACTTCGGACTTCTCTGCGAACAATCCAACGTCAGATATCTTACCCAACAGCTCTAATGCACGCATACGTACACGAGGATCTGGGTTTTCCGTCTCTAAAAGCAGTTTATTGGTAACAAGATGGCGTATGTGCAGCGAACTCTGCACTACAGACTGCCCAAACTCCTTAAGGATGTTGTTTGTGAGAATTAAAGAAGCGGGTGTAAGTGTCGCTATCTTCTTATCAGTAACTTTTTTGGAGGTAGTCTCAGGGTTATCTGCATATGCCGTAACTAGTTTGGCTGCGATATCCTTGTCTTCCTTGGTAGGTTCTACATCTAACCCATGGTCAGCGAGTTCCTTGGCAGTTTCACTAGCTGCGTCTGTGCGTTGGCTTAGATCTACAAACGGGGACTCGTCAGGAATCGCCACGCCTAGTTCAGGTTCTACCAATATACTCATATGTCTCATCGCAGGCTGTTAACCGTTAGTGTCGATATATACAGTATAATATTTTTTCATGCAAGTAGGTTGGGACTCCTACCGGGGGGTGTTCCTGTGTAAGAGGGGGTGGGGGGTCCAAACTGAGAAAATACCGATTTGTTGGTGTAAATTAGTAATACTAAGATACGTATGTAACTAATGTGACAGATGGGGGCATAGGGGGCGGGTAGGGTATCGATAGTCACGTTTTGCCATTGCCTAACATGGTTTACGGAATTCCGTAAAACCTAGTCACCAATAGGGAAAGCTCTATATCTAAACACGTTATACTGTGTCATAATGTAATCACAATCAGGCAATGGTGTTTGGTTGTTTTCAGAAAGGGGTTTTGCTACATGCAAAATTCAAACGTCAAGCTGGTAGTCGACGCTAATACTACCAACCACCCACCCGTGTTAGATAACACGTTCTTCAAACTGGCTCACAAGACCGATAAGATCACTGGCGAGCTTAAGGCCTACATGGCCAAGCTGGGCGCGACAGCGGCAACGTTCACGTCGCCTCGCTCTGGCGGCTCTATGACACCTGAGCAATGGTCTGATGCCAAGCGCGACACCATTCTAGCATTTGGCACCAAACGCCAGATACAGTTTGGTCTGATGTGCAATGCCGATTGGCAAGCCCATGTCAAGACAGTCGGAACCGAACGTGCTGCCGCCGACAAGGCAGACCGTGATGGGGCTGGCAAGCTGCACAATAACAAGTTTAGCGATTGGAAAAAGCTCGCTAAATCTGCCGAAGAACGAGACGAGGCAGGCAGGGCAAAGGGGCAACAAAAAGCCCTACAAGAACGCCTACATATCGGAGCCAGCAAGTTATTGGCAACGATCAACACTAACAACGCCAAGGCAGAGCCTGACAGCCTGAGAGAGTCAGCCAAGGTCAAGGCCATGTTAGCCGAGCTGATACAGCTTACCAAGTAATCAATACGCCAGCCCAGTAATCACGCTGGGCTGGCTCTCTTTATGAAAGGTAATAAGTTATGAC